TCTTTCATCGCGTCGACCTTTAATTCTTCAGGACTTTGTGCAGACCCTTCTTGATTGAATGATACAGGGTAGAATCTTAATAAATCCAAATACTGACGAATCATTTCTTGAGGTTTGACATTGTCTTCACCCACAAAGTCTCGGAATTTTCTAAGATTCTTAATTAATAAGTCTTTGTTGATACCCATATGGTTGGATGCAATCATATTGAATACCGCTTCCTTTAGGGTATTTGGGTTATGACCTCTCGCGGTTATAATAGAAAAAATCGAACCATTATTGACGGCTTCGATAAAATCTACCCAAGCAGGACCTGGTTTAGCTTTCATGGAGTCCAAGAGAAACTGTTTATCACCTTTAGTTCCAAAATTTCTAAAAGGGTCAGACGCAAATCCAACAACAGTGGTTCCTTTGTAGGGAAAAGGTTCTTTCCCAATCCGACTGCGATATTCTGCAAAATCTTCGGTCGACATTTCGACCTCCTCACCATTGTCATCTTTCACAATAATTTTTGTTGGCATGAACATCAAGTTGTCGTCCCAATCAAAAGCATAATATTTGAGAGTAGGTAATCCTACATCATCAAAACCCTCTGTTATTAGTCTACTCATATTACATTAAAAGGCTAAAAGGTGGGAGTTTCCTCCCACCTTGATTGAATTTAGATATTTTCAAAGGATGCTCCTGTTGGAGTAATCAAGAATTCAATATCGATGAATTCGAGAGCCTTCGTTGGTTTCAAGTATATTTTACCTGACATGGTGTTTCTATCCAAATCTTCAGGAGAATTACTTACTGTAACACGGAAATCGTAAAGACCACGGTCACGTCTGATAGCGTCAAGGATAGGATTAACAGAATCCAAGAAGTCTTGACGAACTTTAGCATCGTTTTGTTCAAACAACAATCTTACAGCTACAGCTGAAATCAATTTACGAGCTTGTAACAATAAACGTCTAACATTCAAACGGTTTAGAGCGGTATCAGCAATTTGAAGAGTTTTGTTACCCCAGATTACAGTTCCCACATCCGAGAACGTCGCAATTGGGTTGATACGACCCTGATAAAGAGTATCTCTTTCTTCTTGAGTCAGTTTGATACGTGCCTTAACAGCGTTTACCAAACCTCTTGTATATCCAGCAGTTGCGAACCAAGGGAATGAAACATTATCTGTTAAAGCTAAGTTTCTACAAACCTCGTTGGTAGGTGGTATGTAAATTTGTGTATTATTTACAGTATCTCTAACTAAAATCCAAGGGTAGTAAGTCGCGGTATAGTTCGAATCAATACCTGTTTGGTCTAATTCATCAACAATTCTTGTTGGAAGAAGTAAATTATCTGTTGTAGTAGGTACATAAACATTACAGTCAGGTGTGGTAACAATATAAATCGAATCCGCTCTTTGGTAGGTTACCATTGAAATTGCTTCTTCAACCAAGTTGTCATTGTTTACAAAATCAATTCCAGGGGTTGCAAACACGTTAATATTTACCGCCTCAGGATTATTGAATGTTGCAATACCCAACAGATAAGCGTAGTAGTCAGTGTTAGCAAACTCAGTAAAGTTATCAACAGCAATCGGTTTGAATGCTCCCCATCCTGTTGCCGCCGGGTATCTTGTTGTAGGACAAGCACCTTTTTGATAACCAGAACCTCCAATTACAAAGTTATTAGTGTTAGTCCTATATTCACGATAAATGTCCCAACCATCAAAACCATTCTGCAACAAGAAAGTGAACTTTCTAGCTTGTATTTGGTAGTAAGGGTTTGCAGTACTGTCAGGGTCAGACTGGAATGTAGCATCACCACATTCAAAAGCTGGACTACCTGCCGTTGGTCCATATGCAATAGTAACTACAGTAGCTCCTGAGTCCATATGGAAACCTTCGGTAATGTAATCCCAAGGTAATGCATCAGTCTCAAAACACAAATTGATTGGTTTTTGTTTACCCTTATACATATAAAAATCAGGGTCATAACCAATCTGTGAAGAAATACCCAGATAGGTAGTCCTTACTCTATCACCACTTGATTGAACCGAGTTATCTCCAGCTGTAGTACCGAAAGGAGGGTTATAAATAATTTCTCCAGGATAATTGTAAGCAGTTTTATAAACGGGGAAAGGTGGTGTTGCGTTTGCATATTGTCTCATAACATATCCTTCAAAACCACAAGGTAGAGAATCAATAGCAGCATTCTCGTTAAGCTCCAACATAATGTACTTTGAATTCAAAGCGTACTCTCCGTCGGAAGTACCAATTTGAACACCAACATAGTTGTTGTTTGCAGGATTCATAGAACAATTTGTGAACTTTTCTAAAAAGACAGGGTTAGAATCTGTGTCGTAGAAACTTCTTACACCTAAGTCAAAAGTCAAATTGTTGAAAGAGATATTTGTAATTGATATTTTAATTTGAGCATTTGCACTATCACCATCAGATATGGAAATAACCTTGAAAAGTCTGTCTACCTGACTACCACGAAGTTGTGAAACAACCCATGGAGAATCAGGAGATTGATATTTTTCCAAGTAGTATGCGATAGTATCTGTAGTAGAAGTGTATCTCAAACCAGGAAGTGCCACTAAGTCACAATTCAAACCTCTTACGTACCCCTTGTTATATCCGTAGTTCAACATATTTTGAAATTGTTCCTCAACAAATAGGGGGACCTCCACTCGAGGTTTAGCGAAATTAGATAGACCAAATACTTTAGTCAGATAATTAGCATCTCCACTATTCATAGAGGTAACAAACTCAAAATCTGCACCGGCGGCAGTAGAACCGGAAATAGCAAAAGTTGCAAAAGGATTTTGTGTTACCGCCGAATATGTACCAGAACAATTCATCTGAACACTTGTCAAACCAGAAACGGTATATACAGGACCATCACTGCCTGTACCATAAGTAGCAATACCTCTTGAACGTAGAGTAGCAACTACCAAGTCGTTCCAACCATCATAAGTTAAACCTGAATAGTTAAATACAGTACCTGATACTGTTCCTGAGAAACAATCTGAACCCAAATCGACCAAATTTGTAACAACTGAGAACATTGATATACCTGAATACTCATCACCTGTAGTTGGTGTAAACAACGAGTAGTACCATGCATCGTTGTTTGGTGAGGTATAATCCGCAACAGATTCAGTAACACCAGAACAACTATAAACGTTAGTTTCATCAGTATATGTTGACGAAATATCATTGTAAGAACCGTCAGCAATTGTACCATAGTAGTATACAGAAGTTGCAGACAAAGAATTAACATCTACAATGTCAAGAATCTGGTTATCAAAATCAGCCGCAATCGTAGTTGACGAACCATCATTTTGGGTATATGGTGTTGAGAACACCGAAGAAAATGCTGCTGGGATAGAAGTCAAATATGTGACAGAAGTATCCCCAGTACACGCACTGAAGTTGATAGTAAAGTCAGTTTCTACACCTGTCAAAACAATCGTAGTACCATCGGGGTTTGCAACTGTAGTTATAGTCCAAGATGGACCAGCATCATAACCCGAAAGACCAAGAACTCTTGTTACGAATAATTGGTTAGATTGTTGAAGGTACGATTTGGCAATGTAAGCCAATTCATATTTAGGGATTTGTGTATTTACGAATTTTTCAGGGATTGTTCCTCCGAAAAACGCTTCGAATTCGTCATAGCTTGTGATAAACACAGGTTCGAAAGCGGGTCCTGTTAATGTTTCTCCTACCAATCCAAGAGTGGTTACACCCACACTTTGAGCTACGAAACTCAAGTCCCTTTCAGAAGTGTATACACCTGGTGATACGAATATTTTATTAGATACTGCCATTTTTTATGTTCAATAAAAATTTTATTTTGTATACATAAATATTCAGAAAAAAAGTAAAAACTTTACTTCTTGTAGTCTATTTATAAAATGGGCGCCTTATTTTCTGCCTTTTTTCTACTAATGGCCAAAGAAATCAAAAACCTTAAGATATCAATACAAACACACAATATTCTTAAAACATATTGTGATAGAAAAGGAATTGTAATGTATAAATTTTTGGAAAATCTAATCAGGGAAAATTGTAAAGGAGAAACAGATATATACGGTGAATCAAATGAGTAATTTAATTCCGTATAATAACGAACTTTCTTCGGACGGATTGTCCTGAGTAATTTCAAATAAAAGAGTATCATTCGTGTTTACTTGGATTACCTCAATATCCGTCCCATAAAAATCTCCGTTAATATAAACATCATAACTTGATACATTAATAGAACCCAAGAGGGTAAAATCACCTGTATAATCGGCAACCAAACTTTTAGTTGTCGCACTCGGAGAGAAAACTAAATTCTTATCAAAGGTATCTTTGTTCTCGGGATATTGTTTTCTACGAGGTGGTTTGGAAGATATATTTACTTCAAAAGAATTGAACACTCTTGAAACAGCGGGAGCAACTTCAAACTCTTCTTCATCCAAAAGAAATCCCATCATAGTAAATTCATAACTTTGAATGTAAAACTTTCTCTTTCCGATATCCATCTGAGACTCATCCGAAATGTTTGTCAAAATAATTGGAATATAGTGACCTTCAATTTGACGATATGCTTGACGAGAGGCGAAAGTCTGAATAACATTTTTGTTGAACTCATTCAATTCCCTCATTCTATTACACATAATCTTTACACTATACGTAATATCAACAGGAACAGGCTGAGGGATTTTGTAAATGTCCATCCCCTTTATATTACCATTCCAAGTAGGAACCGCAGCATAGAAATATTCTTTACGATTTGGAATATTATAAATAATTGCAGGATTATTGCCATACTTTACCTCAGGGCTTCTGACCACGGTAATAAATGGAAGTGTTGGGTTACCATTCAAGTCTTGGAAATTCCATGTCTCAGTAAATTGAGCCCAGTTTTGAGTTGTAATGATAATATCCACTACAGGAACAATCTTACCTGACACGACCGTTTTCAAATCATTAACCACAAAATCCAAAAACCCCTTATCAAGCTGAGGGTGTAAAAGAGTTTTTGGTAAATAAGTTCCATCTTCTTTAATATCTTGAAGAAGTTCTTCTCTACGAGCCAAAAGAATCTTTTGTGGCTTAAGATTAATTGTTGGAATAACTTTTTTAGGGAATGCCATTAGATACCTCTAAATTCGTTTTCACTTACAGGTGTTGCGGTATATGAAAAATAGAACTTTCTATACCCACCATAAGTATGTTTATTATCATAATTTGGTGAACCAGCATCAATCACAGTATAATAACGAGCTTGATTTTCAGTTATCCAATAACCAATATAATCACCAAGTTCAATATTTGTTCCTAATTGGAATAGGTCTTTTTCATAAACATGGAATATTAAATTACCTGGTTCATTCTGAACAACTTTAGAATTACCCAAAAAGTTTTCAGTAGCACCTTCAATACGTACATAGGCATTGATAGAAACAGGTGCCATAAATTGAATACCATCTTGGAGGACCTCACCATAAACATCGTCTTGAACGGTTTTAGTTCTATCAACTTTATATAAAACAATTGTAAAATTCATATCACCATCGAGCCATTCTCTACCCATGTTGATATCCAAATCGAAATCCTCCCCACCGAAGAATTTACCCAATCTTGTAATAGGAACTTGTCTTTGTGCCATCTTACTTGATAAATATACCAAAAAAGATTATCTTTTTGAACATTGGATGAACTGAACAACATATCAAACAACTCCGTAATGGAGAGAAAAGCTTTGGAACTTCTTGAATCGTATGAAGGTGCCAATAATTATATTCTGCGTTTGAAAAATAAAATGCAGAACAATCCGAAGTTTTATCCCACCAGAGCACAGGCGGAATATATTATAAACTTTAATACAAGAGTCCCGAAAATTGCAAGAAAATGGGTGGACTTAGACCCTTACTTTGCAAACAAAATTGCAAACGATAAATTGTTTACCAAAATTCCAACTCAAGTTTACATTGAAAAACTGTTGGTTGAAAAAGACACGTCATACCATATTTGGGGAAAGTTTTTTGAATCAGAAACAAATCACGATTTTTGGTTACCAAAGGTGTCGGTATTAAAAGACAATAGAGTTAAAGATGTTGTTATCGATTATTCGAAATATTCGCATCGTCCCCCACTCGACCACCAAAAAGAAGCGATTCAAAAACTTTGTGAAAACAAAAAGTTTATTTTGGCCGACGACATGGGTTTGGGAAAAACAACATCAACTATTATCGCAGCTTTAGAATCGGGTTCAAAAAAAGTTTTAATTGTTTGTCCCGCATCTTTGAAAATTAACTGGCAAAGGGAAATCCAAAATTATTCAGATAGAACGACCTCAATCATCGAAGGAAAAAAATGGGAAGATGCTGAGTTTGTAATCATAAACTACGACATCATAAAGAATTTTCACGATGAAAAAGATAAAAAGAATTCTGTTATTCTTCGCTCCAATTTTGATTTGGTGGTGGTCGACGAGGCTCACTACATCCAAAATAAACAAGCTCAGAGAACCAAACTTATAAACGACCTTGTAAGAAATATAGATAGACTTTGGTTGTTAACGGGAACCCCCATCACAAGTAGACCCATTAATTATTTCAA